TTAACCTTGAGATTGTATGTTTCTCTTGATATTCGGACATATCCATTCGGATTAAGTTTTCTTCACTTCCAAAGATTTCTTTTGCTAATTGTTTTGCCAAGAATGTTTTACCGACACCTGTTGAACCCAAGAAGATAAATGAACCGATAGGTCTATTTGGATCTTTAATTCCCACTCTGTTTCTTCTGATAGATTTAGAGATTGTCTTTACCGCTTCTTCCTGTCCAATCACAATTGACGATAAAGATGCCTCTAAATTAATTAAGGTATTTTTCTCATCTAAATTTAATTTAGATACTGGTATTTTGGTCATATTGGATACAACTTCATAAATCAACTCATCGGAGATACTTCGTTTACTTGTTTTAAGGTGATCCTCAAATTTCTTTTTCTCCATCTCAAGATTTGTCAAAACAGTTCGTTCTTTATCACGTAATTCTGCCGCTTGTTCGTAATTTTGTTTTTTAATTACGTCAATCTTTTCTTTCTTAATTTCTTGGGATCTAATTTTAAGTTTTTCAATCACCTCAGGTAATTTGATATCAATCTGCATTCTTGCTCCAACCTCATCTAAGATATCAAATGCTTTATCGGGAAATTCACGATCTGTGATATAACGATCAGCTAGCTCAACACATATCCAAAGAGATTCATCACTATAATTAACTTTATGGTGTTCTTCGTACTTGGCTTTACTTTGTTTAAGGATTTCAAAGGTTTCTTCTTTTGTTGAAGGATCAATAATAACTTTTTGGAATCTTCTCTCTAACGCCCCATCCTTTTCAAAATGTCGTCTATACTCATCCAATGTTGTTGCTCCAACGCATTGAATTTCACCACGGGATAATGCTGGTTTAAAGATATTGGACGCATCCAATGAACCTGAACTATTTCCCGCGCCAACCATCGTATGAATTTCATCAATAAAGATGATGATTTCAGGATTCGCTTGAAGTTCTTCAATAATGATTTTCATTCTTTCTTCAAACTGACCACGATATTTTGTTCCCGCAACTACTGAATTCATATCCAATGATACAATTCGTTTATCCGCCAAATTTTTTGGACAATCCCCATTATAAATCATCATTGCTAATCCTTCTACTATAGCGGTCTTTCCTGCTCCTGGTTCTCCAATAATAATTGGGTTATTCTTTTTTCGTCTTGACAATACCTGAGCAATTCTCAAAATTTCCTTTTCACGACCTATAACAGGATCTAATTTTCCATCTTCAGCCATTTTAATTAAATCCTTACTAAAGTTGTCTAAAACTGGAGTATTACTACTACTATCTTGTTTCTTCTTTCCTTTGTCATTTTCATCTAAAAACTCAATCATAATTTATCTTTTTTTTACAAAGGTAATAATTTTTACTTAAAAAGTATATATAGTGTATTTTTATTTTTTTGGGAATATATTTAAAGAAAAAAGATTATGGGAATTATTAGAGAAGAAATAAAGGGTACAAAAATTTTAAATGAGATTGATTCAAGTAATTTGGTTAAAACTGAATATGATACTGAAACTAAAAAAATGATTGTAGAATTTAAAAATGGTATGAAGTATGAATATAATGAAGTTCCCCATTTAACTTACACACAATTCAGATCTGCAAAATCACAAGGAAGTTTTTTCAATTCACAAATTTCAAAAGTATTTAAATACATAAAATTGATGTAAAGTAAAAACCATTATATTTATAGGTAATTAATAATACCGATATAATAAAAAGTTTTGAACCTAAAAAAGAATTGAATCCTAAGATTTGGTATTTACCAAATGAAAAATATATGGGCGATTCTGAAGGTCAAAAATTTAAAATGAAACCTGAGGTTAGAAAAAGATTATTAGAGATCGCATATGAGTTTATTGATTTTTTAGATATAGATATTGTCATAACTGATATAATATTAACTGGTTCATTATCCAACTATAATTGGTCAAAATTTTCCGATTTTGATTTACATATTGTTGCCAATTTTTCACAATACCCCCCAAACCAAATAGAACTATATGAGAAATTATTTAATCTGAAAAAAATAATTTTTAATAAAAATCACGATATCACATTGTTTGGTTATGATGTTGAGTTATATGTACAGAATGAAGTTGAAACTCATTTTAGTAGTGGGGTATATTCTATTCTTTTTGATGAATGGTCAAATGAACCTGAAAAAGAAAATGTTACTATTGATAAGGAATTATTAAAAACCAAATCTAAACAATGGATGGACATTATTGATGGTGTTATTGATAACATTGAAGATGAGGATATGGATAGTGCTAAAGAACTTGTAGATAAATACAAGAAGAAACTTAAAAAATATAGAACCTGTGGTTTAGAGAAAGATGGGGAATATTCAACAGAAAATTTAGTTTTTAAAATTTTAAGACGTAATGGATATATTGAAAAACTACACGATTTGACCACAACAATTTTGGATAAAAAATTATCAATGAAACAATAATTTAATAAATTATTAAATAAACATAAACACTAATATATTTATAAGAAAAATAATATTTTTAAAAAAACAAAAAAATGGGAAACTTAAGACCAATTGGTAGTGAAAAACTACAAGGAATGGATAAAATTAATAGAATGATTGAAATTTCTCGTTACAAGGAAAATACACCAAGTTCTATTAATGAATCTAGATCAACAGAATATTCTATAGTGTTAGCCGATGGTAATAAGTACCAGATCATTAAAGAACGAGCGGGTTATATTATTAAGAAAGCGATAAATGAATCTGAAAATGATTATATCGCACCTATGAAAAATAGACATTATTACCCGTCATATTCTCAAGCTTTTAAAAGAATGAATTTGATGGCGAAAGAAATGAATACTTTGTTTGAAAATGAACAAGGAACTTCATTATATAATGAAAGTAAAAAATATATCTTAAAAAGAAAAAGTACAAACGAAGAAATGGGTATGGGTGAGATGGAACTTGACGAACAAGAAGTATCTGCAACAACTCCAGCTCCCGCACCGGCTCCTGTTCCTGCGCCGGCACCTACACCTGAAGAACTTCCTACACCAGCACCTGAAGAAGAAGAACCTAATTTTGATGAAATGGGTAAAGATGATGAAGATGATAACGAACCAGTTACAATCAAAGTTATTCAAAAACTTACAGGAAAATTAGCACAAAAAATAAGAGAGTTTAATTCAAGTGAAGAAGAAGATATGAGTGGTAATGATGTAAAATACGTTATTAATTCTGTTTTATCTTCATTATCTTTGGAAAACTTAAATGACGAAGATGTTGCTGAAATTATTGATCGTTTAGAAGGTTCTGAAGAAGAAGGAATGGGTGAAGAACCTGGAATGGGTGAAGAACCTGGAATGGGTGAAGAACCTGGAATGGGTGAAGAAATGCCAATGGAACCAGCACCTGAAGGTGAAATGAGTGAAACAATGAATTTGGGTGATGCCCTTACTAAGAAAATACCATCCGCATATGGGGCAAATATGAAAAAAGAATTGAATATGGGTTACGATATGATGGATAGTAATGAAGATAAGTTTGAAAGAATAGAACGAGAACTTAACCCAGACGCTTATCCGAAACACGGATCAAAAATGAAACAAAGATCTTACCCACATTTATCACACGGAACTTTTGGGGAATCTAAAGTTGATAAAATAATTTCAAAATATTTTAATGTTGAAAATAGTGAGAAATCATTAAAAGAAGAAAAACAACAAAAATTAAATAAAGAAATGAAAGATTTTGATAAATCAGAAATAGTTAGATTGTCGGAATCTATTAGACAAGAAAAAACAGCAATGAGATTTATGGAAAAAAATCCAAGAGCAACTTTGGTAGGGATTACAAACAAAAAGAACTTGATTTTTAAAGATGGTTTAACTGAAAGTAAAATTACACCAAAAGGAGAAATTTTGTGAATAAATTAATTTACATAAATAGAATGGGTCCTAACTATAAGGGAGATAATATTTATGAATTTATTTTTTCCGACACATTAGAGGTATGGGGGGATAACTGGGAATCAAAACCCGCTAATGGATATCCCACACCTCCGGATGTTGAATACATAAAAAGAGTAGGGATTCTAACTAATGGAATTATTACTTTAGATTTAACCCAAGAATCGGACGTGTTTTCAATGTTAGATTCAATGGATGGGGTTCTATCTTTAGGTTGGGAAAAAGAAAGTAATGAAATTGATTTTTCCGTAACAAAACGACTTGTGTTTAATTTTGGTGAATCAGAACAAATAGTTAAAGATAAATTATACGAACGAGATATCGTTCTTGAATTTGAAAAAAAAATAGTATATGAAAACTAAAAAAGACATAAAAATGTTATTAGAAAGCGGATTATCATCCGCTTTTGTTGCTAAATTAAATGACACACAGATGAAGTCATTAGTTGAAAGATTTAGTAAAGAAGGTATTAAAGAGGCGGTAAGTGTAACCCCAAGTACAGGATTTAAAACAACTGCAACCGCTGGAGATGAATTCGCAATAGATGATACAATTGTTAAAGCAAAAGGTCCAGTTGAGGTAATTTCAAAAGATAGACCAGGTGTTGCACCAAAAACAGAAGGTGAAATGACTGAGAAATTTGAGTCAAAAGCACAACAAGGATTTTTTTGGGCAAAGTGTAATACAAGTAAAGGAGTAAAGAAAAAGAAATGGTGTGAGTTGGCTAAAGAGATGTCAGATAAAACACCTAAAAAACAATATAAAACAATGCCTGAAAAGAAAAATCCTGAAAAAATGGACGAATCTTATGAAAAATTTTTAGAGGATAGAATTGTTGAAATGATTGAAAAAAGAGTCAATCCTAAAATGACTAAAGGGGATATCCTTAAAACAATTTCTGAAAAAGTTAGTAATGAATCTATGATGTTGAGAAACCCAAAAAAAATGAGTATGTTTTCTAGTGAGTCTGGAATTGAAAGTAAAAGAATGAATAGACCAACTCATATGAAACCAATAACAGGACCAATGGAAGAAAACGAAACAAAAGAAAAAGAAAGAACAAAAGAAAAAGAAGCACCTACTAAACCTGGTACTACACCAAAAAGAAGAGGAAATCCTTTTAAAAATCCAAACCCTGGGGTTAAAGAAAAGCCAAGAGGAGAAAAGAAAACTAAAGAAAAAATTAAACAAGATTTTATTGGTTTAATTAAACAATCATTTTAATAGATATGGGAAATAAAGATTTAGAAAGATTAATACGAAAAATTATTAAAGAAGCTCCTGTGGATTATGGGGATTATCCTGAAAGAATGGATCCAAGATCACAAGCTAAAATTGAAGATCCTGAAGGTTTATATGCCAAAAATAGAGCGTTTAGAGGTGGTGTAAGTGATGTTGAAAAAATCACAGGAAAAAGATTTAAAGAAATTGTAGATTATGTAAAAAGATATTTTGGGACTCAAGATAACGTTACAGATCCGGTTGTTAAACGTTCTATTCAAATGGAACAAATGAGATCAGTGTCACAAGTAATGTCAATTGAACCCGCACATAGAGAAGCTTTGAGAGATTTAGCGGTTGAAATTGCATCTAAAGAATCAGGATGGATACCATATGATATTACAATGGAAGAAGCCATAGGTCAAGGATTAATAACCAAAAAAGATTCTGCAATTGGGGGAAAAGTTTATGAATATAATTTCTTTAATTTATTAACTTTTTTAGGTGAACAACGAATTGATCCAGAAGTGTTTCAAATGCAACCAAAGGAAAAGAAAAAATTAGAATTACCTAAAAACTTTTCATTTGATATTGATGAATTAACTCCTGATGAAATTAGACAACTTGAGATTGAAAAACGAAATGTTATTAACGCATTAATTCAAGGGTCAGGAAAAAGAGGACAATTTGCATATCAAGCATTTAAAGATAGATTAGATGAAATAGACCCACGATTATATCCAATGTACAATAAAATTATGTCGGCAAACGATTTGATGTATTTTACTGACGAACAATTAATTGAGATGATGGGTGGTAATGCTGCCGGTTCTGCAGGTCAAGCAGATAATGATGATGAAGAAGAAGAAAATGGTGAAGAAGGTGATGAAGAAAAAGTTGACACATTTTACGCAAATGGTGTTATATTTCCAATTTTACTTCACGAATTATTTAAATCATTTGCAATGATTCCATCAAGAGAACAATGGAAAGATATGGATCCGGAAATGGCTCAAGATATTATGGGACAAACTGATGTATTTTCAAATGAACCAATGCAATTTAGAGTTGGTGGGGAATTGATAAGAAAACTTAAATCTTTATTACCTGATGAGTTAACTATTGATATGGAAGGTAAGAAGTATGGTCCTTACTTTGAAAGAATACTATATGGTATACCAGCAGAAGAATTCTTAAAAGAAATTATTGCAAATGTTGTTTCTGAAGACGAGACAGATAATAATAAAGCAAAAAGAAAATTTGAAGAAATTTTACAAAAAGCAAAAAAAGAATACGAAAAATATCAAAATGATGAAGAAGAAGATGAGGATGAAGATGATGACGATATCTTATCTAAATTAGGATTTTAAAAATTAAATAAAACATTAAAAACCCCCATTATGAAAATAACTGGGGGTTTTGATATTTATAGGTAAATACTTTTATGAGTTTATCAAAAGAACAAGTAATGTTAGAATATGTTAAATGTATGAAAAATACTACTTACGCATTAAAAACCTATTTACAAACATACGACAATACGGTTTCACAATATGTTCCATTGGAACTATTCCCTGACCAAATATCTTTATTAGAAGATTATGAAAATTTTAATGAAAATATTGCATTAAAATATCGTCAAGCGGGTGTATCTACCGTTACTGCCGCTTGGGTATCAAAAAAATTAGCCTTCGCTAAAAAAACTAGACCTGAAAAAATCCTTATTATTGCCAATAAACTTGATACCTCTTTGGAGATGGCAAATAAAGTTAGAGCATTTGTCGGACAATGGCCAAAATGGGTTGGTGTGGGATTTTCAGTAGAAAAAAATTCACAAAAACATTATAAGTTAAATAATGGATCCGAGGTTAAAGCGGTTGCAACATCAAAAGATGCTTTACGTGGATTTACCCCTACGATACTTATATTTGATGAAGCGGCATTTATTGAAGCTGATAGTGATTTCTGGGCGGCTTGTATGGCATCCTTATCCACAGGGGGTAAGGTAATTGTGGTATCAACACCAAATGGTTATGACCCAATTTATTATGAGATATATGATCAAGCATTAAGAAATATGAATGATTTCAAGATATCTGAAATGTTTTGGTTTAGAGATCCTAGATACACTAAAGATTTATATTTGGTAAAAACTCAGGATATTATACATTATTTATTGAATAAAGAGGAATATGAGGCTAAAGACGATATAATCAGTTGGGAAAGTATCCCATTTGGTGAAAGAGATTATGTTGACCTTAAAGCGATTATGGATACGGGATACAAACCTTGTTCAGTATGGTTTGAAGCAATGGTTAAAAAACTTAAATACGATAAAAGAAAAGTATCCCAAGAATTAGAGTGTAACTTCCTTGGATCAGGGGATAATGTTTTTGATTCTAATATGTTACAAAAGATTCGTGAGAATATGTTGAGAGAACCACAAAACAAAATGATGGGAAATTCATTATGGATTTGGAAAGAACCTGAGGTTGGTCATAAATATATTATGGGGGTTGATGTTTCTCGTGGGGATAGTGAAGATTTTAGTACAATACAAATTGTTGATTTTGATACAAGAGAACAAGTTTTAGAGTATATTGGAAAAATACCTCCTGATACCTTAGCTGAGGTTGCATTTAAATGGGCAAATATGTATTCCGCGTTTGTTGTGGTAGATATTACCGGTGGTATGGGTATAACTACGGTACGTAAATTACAAGAGTTTGATTATAAAAATCTTTATATTGATGGTGTTGACCAAAATAATATGTGGAGGTCAATTTCAAAAACGGTAGATAAAATACCTGGTATTAACTTTAATTCTAAACGAGTTCAAATTATTGCAGCATTTGAAGAAGGATTGAGACATGGATTTAGAATGTATAGTTCTCGTTTATATAATGAAATGAACACATTCGTTTATATTAATGGTAGACCTGACCACCAAAAAGGACATCACGATGATTTAATTATGTCTATCGCTATGGCATTGTACGTTGGGGAATCTTCATTTTCTAATTTGGAAAGAGTAACGGAACATACAAAATCAATGTTAGAATCTTGGACTGTTACAAATAATGAGTCAATAAAAGATATAATCACTTTTAATCCGGTACTCCCAAACATCAATTATAATTCAAGAGTAGATAGTTCGGCACCAAATAGAGAAGATTATGCTAAATACGGATGGTTATTCGGGGGAAGATAATATTTATAGTTAAATAACAATGGGTCTAAGTTTAAGAAAAAAATCAGGTAATATAATGACAGGTTCAAGATTGATTGTTGGGGGTCAACCAGTACTCACATCTAAAGTGTTTGAAGTAAGTTTTTTGAATAAGAAAGGTTCATTACCGGATGAACATAGAGAATCCCCAACGACCATAACTACAACAATAATACCAATAACAACAACTACAACAACTGATAGACATCGTGATTAATTATAAACTATTTAGATATTTATCATTATACTTAATTTTTTAATATGGAAAATAATAAGCAAGATCTAACAATATGGCAAAAATTATCAAAAACTTTTGGTCCAAATTCCTTATTGAATCAAGATTTACCAACATACTCGTTAGATAAAAAAGAACTATTAAGAACTACTGATAAACGGGAGTACGAAAAAGAAAAATTACAAGCTCAACAATCTGTTTATTTATCAGGACAATGGGCTAAAATTGAAAATAACTTATATACTCAAGCAATCTATTATGAACCAACAAGATTGGCGGCATTTTATGATTATGAGTCAATGGAATTTACCCCTGAGATATCAACGGCATTAGATATATATGCTGAAGAATCTACAACCCCAAATCAAGATGGTTTTATTTTACAAGTATATTCTGAATCAAAAAGAGTAAAAGGTATATTAACGGATTTATTTAACAATGTTTTAGATATTAATACAAATTTACAGATGTGGACACGAAACACTTGTAAGTATGGTGATAATTTTGTTTACCTTAAATTAGATTCTGAAAAAGGAATTGTTGGTTGTATGCAATTACCAAATATTGAGATTGAAAGATTGGAAAGAGGTATGGCAGCAAGATCAATTAATGCTGAAGTGGATCCAAAAGAAAAAGGTTTACGATTTAATTGGAAGGTAAAAAATATGGAATTTAATAGTTGGGAAGTTGCTCACTTTAGATTACTTGGTGATGATAGAAAATTACCTTACGGAACTTCTATGCTGGAGAAAGCAAGAAGAATTTGGAAACAATTATTATTATCGGAAGATGCGATGTTAATTTACAGAACTTCAAGAGCACCTGAAAGAAGGGTGTTTAAAGTATTCGTAGGTAATATGGATGACAAAGATGTGGAAGCGTATGTACAACGTGTAGCAAACAAATTTAAACGTGATCAAATTGTAGATAATAAAACAGGTAATGTTGATTTACGTTTCAATCAAATGGCGGTGGATCAAGATTATTTTGTTCCTGTTCGTGACGTAACACAAACAATGCCGATTGAGACATTAGCAGGAGCACAGAATTTATCTGAAATTGCTGATATTGAATACATTCAAAAGAAATTGGTTACTGCATTACGTGTACCAAAAGCATATTTAGGTTTTGAAGAAGTTGTTGGTGATGGTAAGAACTTATCATTACAGGATATACGATTTGCAAGAACTATTAATAAAATTCAAAAAGCAATGATTTCAGAAATGAATAAAATTGCAATCATTCACCTATTTATTTTAGGATTTGAAGACGAATTACAAAACTTTACATTAGGATTAACTAACCCGTCAAAACAAGCGGATCTATTAATGATTGATGTATGGAAAGAAAAAGTTTTATTATACAAAGATTTAGTATCTGAAATACCTAACTCATTAGCCGCTACATCCGCAACTTGGGCTAAGAAACATATATTTGGATTCTCAGATGAAGATATTAAATTAGACACCCAACAACAAAGATTAGAAAGAGCTGTATCAGCAGAATTAGCGAATACCGCAACCGTTATTACACATACAGGATTATTTGATATTGTTGATAAGTTATATAAAACCAAATCAGGGTCAACTGAAAATCCACCAGCAGGTGAAACACCACCATCTGAAGGTGGGGGAGGTTCATTTGGAGGAAGTTCGTTCGGAGGAGGAGAAAGTTCGTTCGGAG